CGTGTTGTCCGTCGTTGCGCTCTCAATGATGCTGTAGTCCTCTCCACCATCTGTCCACAATGTGTAGAGCCAATTCTTGCCCCGTGGCGTCGTTGTTGCAATGGCACAACCGGGACGATGCCGAAGCGTGGCGATGGCGATGGGCCATATCTCTTCATTCATCAGCGCTGCCTCGTCGAGCCACAAAAAACCGACGTTGGCGCCACGCAGTCGGTCGGGGTTGTCGGCACTGCGGAAGATGATGCGACGGTCGCCCAGCAATTTCAGCTCCATGTCCGACTTGTTCCATGATACCGCCACCCCCATCTGTGCGACTAGTGCGAGGATGGTTTCCATAGCACCGAGTCTGAGCATGGGATACGTTGGTGCGATGATGAGCGACGTCGTACCCGGCGGTTGACGGAGCACCTCCACCGCACCGGCTCTCGTCTTACCGCTGCCACGACCACCGACAAAAAGACGGAAGCGGTGCGCATCACTCCAGAACCTCCGTTGTGGCGGGGTCTGCGTCGTGTGCTTCACCGTCAGCGGGGAGGGCGAGGTCAATGATGTAGTCGGTGGGAACTGTGGTGTTGTGGACATTGTAGCTTTCTCTGTAGCTGGGGTCCTCCCGCTTGAGGAGGAACATCACCATGACCGGGTTGTCCGGCGCCATCTGATACGCAATGCTCTCGAGGTAGTCGCGCCGCTTCTCTCTGCCACGCTCTACTGCATCGCGCACCGCATCGGCAACGACGGGGTCAGACCCCATTAGTCGGTACAAGGCTTTGCGCTCAAAGCCCATGGCCTCGCACGCATGGCGGATCACTCCCAGCTCGGCAATGGCGTCGATGACTTCGGGCAAGCGAATCATCAGCACTTCACGCTCGGCTTTTGGCTTGCGTGGCGCCATGGCTACACCAGCTTTGTATCAGTGATGAAGCGCAGCACGATGTTGACCACGCTGAGCGCGCCGAGTAACTGCGGTGCGATGCTTTGCAGCTCTGGCCACTGTGCCACGGTGCCGAGGATGAGTGCCAGCAGGGTCAAGACGTTGACCCACAGCGTCTTTGATTTGTACCATTCTTTGGCCATACTTAGCCTCCCATCATGTAACGGATAATCAGCGGGATGATGACCGTCGCCAGGGCAAGGCCACCCCACAGTCGGGTGATTTGTTGCTCGAGGTGTGCGACCCGGTTATCCATCTCACGGAATTGCCGGTCACCGTTTTCGAGGCGCCTCAACACTTGGTCGATTTTCTCCTCAAGCCGTGCCAGCTTGACCTCTACACTTTCGGTCATTGCTCCCTCGCCTGTGCTTGTGCGAACTGCGTGCGGATGATGTTCATATCAATGGCCTTGCCCGGGCAGGTCTTGGGGCTGCCCCACTCACGATGCCCTTTCAGTGTGCCAGCGCTGACAGCGAGGCCACGCCAATCGAGCAGTGCCAGCGTGGTGTCTCTCACGAGGTCATGCAGTGCCCATGGCCATGGCTCGGTGTCGTAGTTGCCGACCACCTCAATGCCCCAATGCTGGGCGTTGGCGGGGTAGCCCGCATGGATGCCCTTCTCATTGAGTGCTGTCATCTGCCAGATGCCGTCATGCGCTGGATCGGGTGAGCCATGCGCAATGAAGAGGTGCGGCCCGGCATCCCAGCCGAGCCCCTCGTAGTAGCGCTTGATGCCCTGCATCGTGCGAAGGCCACGCCAATCCTGTCGGCGTGGCTTCCATGTATGGTGCAGGGTGACGCCCTTGGCCCACGATGCGATGCTGGGCGGGTACTGTGCGAGATGCGCACGAAGCAGTGCGGCGCTTGGCCAGTGGCGGAAGTCGTGGCGAAACTTGGTCATGACGTTGCCTCCTACTTCTATTGTACGGAGTGCGTCAAATACGCTTAATGCTATCCACGCACTCATCGACAGCGGCATGCACTTCTCTGGCAAACTCCTCAAAGTCCCAGCCTGCAATTTGGCTGATCAGGTGGCTGGTCTTGAGCTCACAGACAATGCGATGAATGGCGGCGCTTCGTGCCATTTGCTCGAGTTGCCACGGGTCGACCTGCGGCCGCTCCTCGACTGGCGGTGCGATGTAGCGATTCACCGACAGTGACCAATCCATGTGCTCGATTTCATCACGGCTGACCGTGCGAGTGATGTTGTGCTCACGGTCAACAAAAGTGATGTCCGTTGTATCACGTTGCTTTTTCAGCACTAGGCACAGCGTGGCAATGGCGGTGTCAGTGAACGTATTGCCCGGAATGTGAATTACTTGGTCGATGACGTTTTGCTCTATCATCCAGCGGCGCAGCGTTGCTTCTCGTCCGCCACGATAGCCGATGCCTGGCGAGTTGATGACCACGGCCGTGCCATCATCGGACAGCATCCATAGGATATGCAGGAGAAAGGCAAAGTCGGCTTTGCTTGGGCTCGGCACGGTCGGCGCAAAAGCGAAGTACCCATCCGCCTTGCCGTGCCACTTGATGCTGAATGGGGGATTGGCTACGATGGCATCGAAGCGCATATCGATAAACGCTGGCGCTGCCAGCACATCGCCGACAGCGCCGTGAAAGTTGGTGAGTAACTTGCCAGCATCGCCAACCGCTGTCTCGTCAACGTCTTGACCGTACTTGGCAACGTCGTCGTCAAAGATGGCGAGGAGTGAGCCCCGACCACACGTTGGGTCATACACGGCGGACGGCTTAGTGGGGAGGAGCTCCGACACCATTTTAGCGAGTTCTGGCGGTGTGTAGAAAAGCCCTTGCTCTCGGAATTGCTGGCGGATCGTGCGCAGGCTGTAGTCGCCCATCAGTCCACCATCGGCAGGACCACGCCGACTTGGTGCTGGTACTTGCCGCCCTTCTCTGCATACGTGATGGCAGGCCGCTCACCACGGTGGAAGATGCACTGTGCGATGCCCTCGTTGGCGTAGACCACGACGGGTACGGTGTTGGTGTTGCTCAGCTCGATGGTGACATATCCCGTCCACCCCGGCTCGAGCGGTGTCACGTTGACGATGATGCCACAGCGTGCGTACGTTGACTTGCCCAGCACCGTCACCATGACATCATCGGGGATGACAAAGTGCTCGACGCTCCGACACAGTACGAAGTCGCCGGGCATCATGGTGATGGCATCCGCACGATGCGACACGGTGCGCTGTGTGTCGATGCGCTTGGGGTCCAGCGTCGAGAACTCGCCCACGTAGTGCGTCCACTCATCAGCCACGCGCATGTCGTAGCCGAACGAGGTGACCCCGTAGCTGATGGTGTTCGGCCGCTTGATGCCCAGCGCCAACGGGGTGATCATGCCGTCGGCGGCGAGGCTCGTAATCTGTCGGTCATTCAGAATCATCACTCAATCTCCTCAATGTCTATCCACTTCTCCCAGCATGGCCGTGACGCCGCCCAATGCTGCCACCCGTTGCCCTCATCCCATACCACTTCGAATGCGGCGAGCTGCACCGCTGGCGGCGCATCGCCAGCACGTGGCCATGCACTCAGTACGGCATCGCTCGACATGGCCAAGCGCTGGGCAATGCGGCGCATCATCCAGCGGTCATCGGCGTTCCATATCCAATGGCTATTGAACTGAAACGCACCGGTGTCGATCGTGCCGTCAGTGTTGATGTTGGTAGCACGCCAATTCAGTGAGCCCAGCGTCACGGTGTCGCCGCTCTCACAGCTCGCCACGGCGGCGGCCTCGTGGGACAGGGTCATATACTCAGGGTGGCACACGCCGCCCATGCAGAGCAGTGCGAAGAAAATCTCAATCATGGGCTAGACTCAATGCAATCAACCGCTGAACTGCATCTTGTGGTGTATGCCAATCGAATGGGTATTTGGCAAGTGGCACCTCGGGGCACTGAAACAACTGCCAATGGTCCTTATGATAGTGATTGGACACCTGCCCCGTTGGCAGCATGGCAACCACGATAAACCAATCATCATCACCGAAACACTGTTCTCCATTGTGGTGGCGGTATGACTTGTGCACGTCGTACAGTCCTTGCCGTGCCCACTCACTCACCAGGAGCGCGTGATACGCCATACGAAAATCATAGAGTAACTCAATTTGCGCTTTCATCTCGTCCACGTCACTCATCTCAATCATCGTCGCTTCCCCAGTAGCGTGCAACGATGCTCCCCACTGTCGTCACGAAAATCACCAGCACCACGGCACAGCAGAACAGTGTGGCGATGGCGGTGTTACTATACGTCCATTGCATCGGTTTCCTCCAGCTCATCAGCAATCTCCCTCAGCTCATCGGCGACCCATCTCAGTATATCCGTTGCCGTCATGCCTGGCAGTGCCCTGCCGTGCGCTATCACCTCGTCGTCCGCATCGCCAGGCATCTCACGGACGAGGATGTAGCGCATCGACGGCGGTATCACATACAGGCTGACGGGGTAGCGCCCGATCTCACGGCGCCAGCGTAGTGTCACGGCACTGCCCCAATCAGTGCCAAAGCCTCGTCTACCGTGCGGACCACGGCAATGGCCTTGCCCCGCCATGCGGCATGCAATTTGACTTGGCTCTCACTCAGCTTAGTCTTGGGGCCCTTGACCTCGACGAGCCACGTATCACCACGGTAGCCCACGAGGATATCGGGGCACCCGTGGCCGACCGTGGCCAGGTCGATGACGCTGGCACCAACCGCACGCAATGCCTCGACGATAGGGCGATGTGTTGTGTCAATCTTGGCAGCTCTACGCATGGCCTGTCCTTTGTAGTGGTGGAGCGGATGGGAATCGAACCCACCTGGAACACGTTCAATCATACGCCGATCCGTCGCCTTGACCCGCCCCTCATCGTCGAGTGAGACCGCTTCGGCGTTCCCTCTCTCGTATGACCTCATCATAGCACAGTGGGACGCCGCGGTACAGTGCTCGAGCGATGTCGGCGTGGCCGTTGGCCTTGCACCATGCCACCACCTCGAGGCGATCGTAGTACATGCGAAACCGTGCTTGGCGGGGGAAGTCCTTCGATGCGCGCCACTTGCTCACCGTGCCCTGCAAGAAAAATGTGTGCAGCTCGGCATTGAGCACGTAGCGCGACTGCCACGCCAGCACTACGTCGGCAATGTCGGGGTGCTTGACACTCTCGGGGATGACATGCGCCCATGCGTAGGCCCATGCCCTGACTTCGTCCTTGCGGTAGTAGACGACGCGTAACTGGCGACTGGCACCCTTGTTGCCACCGCCGTTGCGTCCAATGATGATAGCCTTGGGTGGTGACGCGCCGCACCCTTGCGCTTCTCCCCACTTCCATTGGCGTGGCATCAGTGCTGGCACGTCAATCGCATTAAGCTCATCGAGTGTGTAGTGCTCACGCCGCACTGCATCGTAGAGGCGCTGAAGACGCGGCTCGATCGCATCGCGAGTAAGGCGCAAGACGTTGGCATCGGTGCGAAGCCACTCGAGAATTTCCGATTCGTAGGCGAGGTACATCTTGCCTCGTACGTGGTATGGCAACCCGTTGTCTTTCCACCATGTGCCGACGGTGTGCTTGGTGACACCAAGGAACTCGGCCACGTCGGTGCTGGTCATCATCATCTCTGCATCGTGGCGGAGCTCCTCATGAGCCTGAAGCTTGTACGCCTTGCCCCACACCGATGCAAATGAGCGCTTGAGGCGCTGCGCAATTTTTCGCGTGGGCATCGTGCCGTAATGCGCGGCCACGAATTGCTCTTCCTGCGGTGTCCAGCGCCGTGGTGGATGGTGCACCGTGCGTCGCTTGATGGTCGGTCGTTGTATGCCCTGCAGAGTGATGCCCATCCTGCCAATCTGACGACGCACGGCCCGCTCGGTGGTGTCGAAGTGCTTGGCGATGGCGGCGACGGGCTGGGTTGTGGCCATGCGCTTGAGTGTGGCCATTGCTTCAGGTGACCAATTGACGCGCTTTCGTTTCTGCTCTGTCATAGCTCAAGCCCTCGCTGTCCTGCATGCTCCGTGAATGTGATGTGCTGGCGCAGTACGTCGCGGTCGGCATGGCGCTGCATGCACTGCCACCACGTCAGCACCGCATCGGCGAAGGCATCGCCCACGTCGATGGTGGCGTCGAGGCGCTTGCGGAAGACATTGATCCGCGTGCGATACGTGGCGTACGGTGCTGGCGAGGTCGATGCCTCGTCCCACGCTATCAGCATCTTCTCAAAGCGGTCTTGCTCTGCGGGGCCCAGTGCGGCCACCTTGGCACCCCATGCCCTGGCCAGGAGGTCAATGTCGGAACTAATGCGGCGCATGGCCAACTCCGTGCCCGTGGCCCTGCAGGCAACGCAGAGCTGGGGATAGGGTGTAGCGGTGTCGAGCCGTGTGCGGCAACAAAGGCAATGCTCGGTCATGATCTCCTCCAATTTTTTTATACGGTGGCGATGGCGGTTTTACTCATAGTGCGGATAGTGCGCAAGTGCGCATCTTCGATGTAATTTCAACTCTTTTCTCTTATTTTCCCTTCGTGTAGTTACTTTTGGAAAATAGAGTAGAAATGCGCACTTGCGCACTAAATGCGCACTACTTATCCGCTTCACGATCTGAACGAAGGGTAATTCCGATGTACAACATACGCCCCATGCCGCCCAGCTCTATGTTTTTCCGCTTGAGCTGTTCGGTAAAGCGACGCTGGGACCAGTTCGACGCCGCCTTTTCGCTTTCATGCTCCGTCCACTCCTGCCATGCAGAAAAGAGCTTGTGCTTGACGATGCTGGCATCTTTGGCCATGACGCACTCTTCTGCAATGAAGCGGGCCACGATGTCCTCCTCGCCTCGATATTCCATCGTTGCCTTCTCGATGGTCTCGGAGCGAGGCAGTCCCCAGTCGTACCATGCAATAGCGCCGTTGACTGCCCACGCCAAAATACCTGGCAACTCGGCACGGAACTCCTCGAGGATTTCTGTCATGGGGCGGCGCTCATGCTCGGGAATGGTCACGGTGAATGGCACCATGCGGATGCGTCGCCAGATGCCCTCATCAGTGCCAGTGATGCGTGGCTTGTGGTTGCCACTGATCCACATCGTGTGACTGGGCTGGAACTCAAACGGCGCGCCGTACAGGTGCCGTGCGCTGATAGTGCCACCGCCGGTAATGTCCTTGATGAGTGACTCATTGAAGCGCCGCCCCTCTGGCATCTCACTGGCCATGGCCATGCGCATTCCTGCCATGGCGGCCACGTAGGGCGTCGCACCTCCACCGTGCGCATCAAGTGCTAGCATTGCCTCAATGCTGGTGGTCACGTAGTACTCACCCATCAACATGCGCAAGACCTCGAGGAACGTCGATTTGCCGTTGGCGCCAGTGCCGTACAGAAAGAATAGACAATGCTCGTCAACGCTCCCTGTGAGCGCATAACCGACGGCGCGCTGGATGAACTCAATCAGATCACCGTTGCCGTCGAATATCTTTCGGAGAAACGCCGTCCACTTGGGGCATTTGGCAGTGGCATCGTAGGCGATGGGCACCATCTTGGTGAGCATGTCGGCAGCCGATGCCTCACGGAGCTGGCCATTGCGCAGATTGAGCGTGCCATTGGTGACGGTGAGCAGATGCGCATGGGTATCGAAGAGGCTGTGCGACTTGGTGAGGTATGGCCGTGCGGTCTTAATCATGGCGTCGATGCGCTGGGACGATTCCGAGGCCATGGCCCACTTGACGAAGTCCTTGCGCTTGTCATCGGGCTGACTGGAGATGTCATCGTAGATACTGAGCGCGACCTTGTGCGCCAGCATTGACACCCCGGCGTCCTCACCTCGTGCCCAGCGGTGTCCGTCCCATACAAGCCATTGCTTCCATGCGTCGACGTAGCAGAGCCGTCCACTGGTGGCGTCGACCATGCGCTGGCCATTGCCGAGGTCGGTCAAATGGTATTCGCGTTTTTCTGCTGGCACGTCAATCTCAATCGCTGGCGACGTGGTCGGCACCGTCATGGGCGGCGGCGGTTCAATGGGCTTCCGTCGCTCCCATATCTCCAGCGGTGCAGTGAGGCCATAGTTGAGCCCATCTTCGATGGCACGCCACTCGACCCGTTGCTCACCTTGGTCAGGCTCCAACACGTCGTACAGCATACGGATCGCCTCATCATCGGACATGGTAGGATATCCAGCACCACGCAATGCGGCCAACGCTCCACCGAGCAAGCGCCCTGCTTTGACTCTGGTGGTGTGGCGGTTGCCGACGTAGGCATTGCGCATCATATCGACGGCACGGTCGACCCAGGTCTGATACACGAAGGCGAGGTGCTCATCATCGGACGATGTTGACGGAATGGCGATGCTGGCAAGCTTGGAGAATGACTTTGTTTTCTCGTCCTCGATGAGATCGTAGATTTCGTTGATGGCGTCTTGGATGCTGGCGAACTCGGTGGGCGTTCCTTCGATGTGATTTCCAGTGTAGGTGAAGTAGCGCCCCGTGGCGTATTGCTCGACCTTGTCACCCTTAATCTTGGTGTTGACGCCACGGTGCATCTGGCCAAAGCCAATGATGTGCAGGCCATCACCACCAGGGCTCAGCTCGGTGTAACTGGGCGCCAGCGACATGATGTGCGATGCGAAGGCACTGCGCTTAAATGCAGCCTCCCCGTCTTCCGTGGTGACTGGCGTCAAGCACTCGTCGAGGTCAATACCACAGATATCGTCGTCGTCATGCACAACGAATCCCACGCCAGCAAAGCGGAAGCGCTTTGCACCTGCCACGGCCTCGTCATACGTTGACCATGTCGACGGGTCGGTACTCTTGGCGTCAGTTCCTCGACGTGCATCCATCGGTTTTTTGTTTTCAACCGTGTAGTAGCACACCCATCGTTTTTGCTGTTTGAGGTCGTCAAAGTTCATGACTTGTCCTCTACGTAGTACTGCGCCTCGAAAAACGTGCGCCCCTTGTGCTGCACCATAGTAATCGAAAATCCCGGATGGTCTTCGCCACATCCCTCGCATGAGAAGTAAATGCGGATACCATTGCGACGGTCGCTGGGATTGAAGCCCATAACACGGTCGATGTCTACGTCGGTTTCGTGGACGCTGACATGTATGCCAGTCGCCGAATCTTCGCTGTCCCGCTGGTACACATCGACGCGTTCATGGCTTGTGTAGCTATAGCCACATGCTGGGCAGTGCATGAGCTGTCCCGCGTCGTCC